GCCTTGTAGCGCAGTTTCGGTTTGGTCGCGGGGTTGGTGTTCTTCGGTATGATCGATTGACGCTCCGCGTAGTTGAACAGGATCCGTATGACGCGGACGAGATAGGCGGCCTGCGCCGGTTTCTGGTCGTATAGGGTTTCATAGAGGTCCTGCACCATTTTGGCGGATATGTTCACCGCCAGCTGGTCGCCGGCCCAGCGGTCGATTTTGTCCAGATAGGCGTCATAGTCTTTGCGCGTGCGATCCGAGATATCACGGAAATCGCGCGAGTTCTTATATTTCTCGATCACGTCCAGGACAGTGCCCGGGCGTGCCGTGGTGGGGTTCATGAGCGCGCCGGCGCGCCATTCATCGACTTGATTGTTTATAATCTCGGCGTGTTGAATGGCGGCGGCGTAATCATCGGACAGGCGCGTGAGCTTCCAGCCATGCGGGCGCAGTGCCGCAGGGGGTTGCCAGTAATAGCGCGTGCGCCCATCCTTGCGTTTTTTCGTGACCAGGTGTCTGATCTTGATGGTGGCCATGGGTTTATTCCATTTCACTGATGTGCAGGGTGCCGTCTTCGGTGGCGCGGATTACGGCGATGCGCGTGCAGTTGTTGCGCGCGATCGGGTAGGGTTGGCCGCCTTTCAGGAAATGCGAAGAGGTGGTCGCCGTGGCCGTCTGGTTGCCCTGTACGATGTGGCAATCGACGGTGGGGGTGACCATGAGCGTGCGCGTGGTTGCGGCGAAGTCGGTGCCGTTTTTTGCGCTGGAGGCACCGATCGCGATTTGCTGGGCGGTGTCGCCCTTAAAGGCGAGGGTTTGAATTGCGTTGTTGTTGTCGTCGGTTGGTAGTTTTGACATGGTTTTCGTCTTTCTAGTTGGTTGAACGGGGGTTGAGTTCATCGGCGATCGCTTCCTGATAGGAGGTGATCACCGGTGAAAAATGTTGTGTCAGCAAGGCATTGGCGCGCAGGCGTGCGCATATTTCCTCGCGGTCATGATAAAGGTCACTCATGCGGATGAATTCGACCAGGCCGAGCGTGTTGACCAGGGCGCTTTCATCGGCCGGGTCTTGTGCCCTGCGGCGGTGGCTGTATTCTTCCAGATTGTCCGTCATGATACGGATGCGGGTGGCGAAGGCCTGCATTTCGGGGGTCATGTTGTGATCTCCGTGCCGTTCTGAAGGCGCAAAACTGTGTATATTTTTGTTTTCGGATCGCGTTTGATGTACCCCATATCATTGAGGCGCTGCACCTTGCCGCGTATGTTTTGCGGTATGGTTTCCATTGCGTCCGCGATGCCGGCCATTGTCAGTTCGCCGCCATATTCCCGAAGGGTGACCATCATATCCAGCACCTCGGCCTGTTTTGCCGTGATGTTGGCCCCGGCCATATCGCGCAGGCCTTGTTCTTCGCCGTCGTCATTGGATTTGTCGGGTTCATCGGTCGGCACGGGCTTGCCGCGCGCCTCTATAAATACCGGATTGTTATCTTCAAAAACGGATACCGCCAAAATCATGCCATTGGCCATACCTCGCATATATTCATCACAATCATAATTGCCAGGTGAGCATTGTATTTCCGTTAGCTCCTTTAATTTAAACAAAGCCTTTTCAAGGTCGTCTTGTTTGTTTTTGTGATCGGCGATGGCTTCATCGTATGACTGGCCGATGCGGACGGGGGTTAATTTGTCCGTCGGCGGGTCTATAAATTGTTTGAGTAGTTCTTCCTTATCAATTCCGAAGATGTGTTCGCCTGATATTTTTTGTTGTATAGGATTATATTGCGGGTGGCGCCCTGTGTAATAGGTATGTATTACATCATGCAGGCGATTAGTCATGCTTTCGGCGATTTGGAGGGCGTCTGTAATGGGTAAACCTTCGAAATTTCCCGCGAGTTCGTCCAGGATGATCATTGATATTGTGTCTTTGTTCATAGTGAAAGCCCCCTTGCGCGGTCTTGCAGTGTTTGTTCGATGGCGCGGCTGTCGGGGAGGGTGTGCGCCTTAACCCTGCCTTGCATGTTTTTCGGCAGGCGGTCGTCCAGCCATAGGTCGATCGCCTTTTCGTCCCAGCGTTCGGAGCCGAAGACATCATCGGGCAGGCAGGGCAGCGGAAAGCCGTTTGTTTCCAGCGCGTGACGGTTGCGGGTGAAGGTGGACGGGCTGCAATCCAGCTTTTCGGCGACATGGGCAATTCTTAATAAGCGGCGCGGGGTCATGATGGCCTCGCGATCGTTGCGGTGAAATTGGGGATCACGAAGATCGGGCTTTCGGTCAGGATGCTGCACAGGATGCGGCATCGCGCGCGCTCCGGTAATTGCAGGGCGGCGACGCAGCTGCCCGGGGGCAGTTTTTTCGATACCAGTATCATTGGCCGCCCCCGATCAGGAAGAGGGCGAAGATGATGCCCATGAATGAGAATAAAGCGATGTCGATGATGCGGGAGCCGGAAAAGGTTTCGGCCGGTGCATCATGCCATTTGCGCGCCGTTGCAGCGCGCCGTCTGGATGGGCGTGTCAGGGAATTGAGCGCCGCCTGCGTATCCAGTGAGAGGTTTGATAGGGTTTTTAGCATTGTGGTCTCCATAGAAGGGTTTATCTATGGAGCAAGGATAACGATTAGTTGTTTTTAAAGTCAATCAAAAAACAATTATTTGTTGTTTTATTGTTGTTAAGTTTTCCTAAAAGGATATTTTTTTGTTCTTCTGTCAGAGATTGCCAGAGTTTCAGTAGGTAATTTTCTTTTGTGTTCATTTCTTCCCCATTGTTGTAATTCCCCGCTATCACATTGATGCAAGGTTGTGTTAATTTTTTGTTATAAATGAGGGGAGATTAGTAAATCCATTCAAATAATAGCGCTGATGTAAGGAATATAGTTACAATGCAGGCTATCGGGGCAATATACTTATAAAAGAATGCTAAGTTGTTCGGAACAACAATTTGAGGGGCAACAAAAAGCGCAAAGGCTATGCCAGTGATAGAAAACAAACTCTCTAAACCATATTGAAAAAAAGGATATGCTATAAGTATTATCTGGCAGGGAAGAACCAAGGCACCCAAAATGGTGCGCCATAAATATTCCTTTGTAATCACTTCAAAGTTTCCTCTGGCCATCATTAAGGTAATGCGGCCGGAAATAGTCGCGCAACATAGGGTGCATAGCCATATGATGGCGAGAGCAATATCATCTACGTGTATATCCATCGAGCTTTATATAAACTCCTTCCTTGTTATGTAGTATTTCATTGTTCCAGAAGCGCATCACCGTGAAACCTTGCCTTTGAAGGGTTTTGTCGCGTTTTTTGTCGGATAGCGAATCGGCGTGCTAGCCGCCGTCGATCTCGATGACGAGCTGGTGTTCGGGGAAGTAGAAATCGACAATGTACTCACCGATGATATATTGCTGTTTGAATGTAAGATTTGGCCATGCTTCCTTACATAAGCGCGCGAAAGCTCGCTCGGCCTTTGTCTGATTGTAGCGCAGCGCCCTGGCATGCGCTTCAAGATTTCTTTTTTTCGTTTTCCATGGCGAACATTTCAGCCATGTGAATAAATCTGTCTTGGTCTTTTTCATCCATCTGCCTGAATTTTTTGAGCATTTCGATTTCTTCTTCACTTTCGACCAATACGGGCGCAGCGGGGCCGTCAATGATATCCCAATAATGGACATCGAGAGCAGCTGCGATTTTTTTTGCGTTGTCGAGTGTCAGGCCGCCTTCGCGCCGTTCTATTTTGGTGATGCCTTCTTTTGTCATGCCGATTTTATCGCCAAGATCCTGCGCCGTCAGTCCAGCTTCGCTTCTGTAATGTCGTACCCAGTTTTCGGGGTATAGCTTTTTTACCATTTTTCCATTCAATAACTATTAGTTGTCCACATCAATGAACGAAGCGTTGTTTTTTAGTTGACCGAGCGGACAACAAAAAGTTATCTTCGTTTACATGAAGCTAAACGAATTTAGAGAAATGATTGGTATTGATGTTGAAACTGCGGCGCTGCAACTTCGCGTTTCAAAGGCATGCCTTCGGTATTGGGAAAGCGGAGTTAAGGTTCCGCGTCCTGAAAACATGACTGCTATTTTCGAATGGTCTCTGGGTAATGTTACTCCTAATGATTTTTATAAGTTACCGGCTTTAACCGGTTTTCATCGTCGTGCGGCCGGATATCCGCACGGCAGCGACTGTTCTCCCGGTCGCGCTGCATCTGCCCGGCATGTTAATGGCTATCGCCAGGAACTGCCCGGGCAGTTGTCAATTCTCGATCTCGCCGAGGTGTCCTCATGACAGCTCGCGTTTCTATTTTTCTTAAGCAGGATTTCACCTGCGCAAATTTCCACAACAAAATCAAGTCTTATTTTTTAAGTGCGGGGGCACAATGGCAAAATCAAACGACAATAATCAATCTTACGCTACGAAGCGCGAGCGCGAAGAAATAGCCTATGCCGGCCGTTTGGCAGGCTGGCGTCGCATGTTAATCAACGAGCCGGCCACGGCCGAGGCCGCGATCGGTGTCGCCATGGCGGCGCTGAAGAAAAACGGCGTTTCGCACAAGATGGATCTGGACCGCGCCTATTCCCAGATGAAGAACGGCGTTTCGATGCCCGGTGAGTTCGGTGTCAATTCTGAAACGGGGGTCGCGAAACGCGCATAATGTCATTGGTTGATCTTTCAGACATAGCCACGATGCTGGCGCAGGATATAGAACGGCTTTGCGCCGATGTCTTGCCGTCCGGCCGCCGCGAGGGCAGCGAGTGGGTCGAGGCCAGCCGTTCCAATGGCGGGTTGGGTGATGGTTTGAAGGTTTCTTTATCCGGTGCGCGCCGCGGCGTGTTCAAGCATTTTGGTGATGCCGGATCGGGCGGGGATGCGTTGGAGCTGATCGCGTATGTTTTATATGGCGGGGACAAGAAAAAGGCCGTTGCCTATGCCAAAGATTTTTTGGGGATTGAAAAGTTAGATCCGAAAGCCTTACAGGCGACGCGCCATAAGGCGCAGGCCGCCGCGAAACGACGGGACGTGCAAGCCAGGGAAGAGTTAGACAAGAAACGCGCCTGGGCGCAGTCCATTTGGCACAATGCCAATCCGAAATTGGCTTCCACGCCCGTCGATTTGTATTTGAAGGGGCGCGGCATCGATCTGGATGAATTGCCCAAGGTGCCCGGCGCGTTGCGGTTTGGCAGCAAGGTCAAGCATAGCCCCAGCGGGCATGATTATCCCGCCATGGTGGCGCAGGTGAATGATCATAGCGGCGCGTTTGTGGCCGTGCATCGCACCTATCTGGCGCCGCAGGGCATGAATTACATTAAAGCGCCGCTGGGCGAGCAATCGAAAATGGTGCTGGGCAGTTATGCCGGCGGGTTTATTCCCTTGAACCGCGGCAGGTCCAACAAGCCGTTTAAAGATGCGCCGGACGGGGACGCCATTATTTTATGCGAAGGCATTGAAGACGGGCTGTCCTTGGTTTTGGCGTGTCCGGATTACCGCGTGCATGCGTGTATCAGTGTTGCCAATTTCAAGAATATATGCCTGCCGCGTGCCATTACCGAGGTGATTATCGCCGCGGATAATGATGCGCCCGACAGCCCCGCCGCGCGCGCGGTGGATCAGGCCGTGCAGCGGTTCATGCAAGAGGGCCGTGATGTGTTTCTGGCGTATTCGCCAAAAGGTAAAGATTTTAACGATTGTCTGCGTTTCGACGGGACATTAAGCGTCAGGGAGGCGTGATGTTTTGGGGATTGGTATTGTCGGCATTGGGGCTGGCCTTGTTTTTAGTGGTGCTTTATCTGGCATTCGGCGTGGCCATGGTTGCGTTGGGGGTGTTTGACGATGAGTGATGGCAAGCAGTCCATAGCGTCGGCGATTAAGGGTGCGAAGAAGGTTAAGGCGCAGCCGAAGGCGGCGGCGAGCGTTGATCAGAGCGTGCCCAATAGTTATTTGCCGGAAGGGTGCCCTGTTGTGCCGTTGGGCCTTGAGGGTAGCACGTATTATTATATGGATGCGTGTCGCCAGCTGCGTGTTTTGCCCGCAGACAAGCACGGGCATTTGAATTTGAAATCATTGTTCACGCCGCAGATCGAATTTTGCGAGGATTGGTGCCCGCGTTATTCCAAGCCCGATAAAGACGGGTCTTTTCATGTGATCGGCACCGATTGGGCGGCGGTCAGTGATGCGCTCATGAATGCCTGCGGCCGCATTGGCCCCGTGAATATCGAGAAGAAGATCCGCGGCCCCGGTGGATGGCTGGCCGATGATGGCCGTCTGGTCATGCATTGCGGTGATTTGATTTATGTCGGCGACCAGGCATTCGTGCCAGGGCGCATTGGTGAACATGTTTATCCCGCGGCATCGAAGCGGCCGCATCCCGTTGATGGGGATAGCGGCACGGCCGCCGCCGAAGAGATTTTGAGTTACCTAAAGACATGGAATTGGCGCAGAGGCCATTTAGACCCGCATTTGATGATGGGTTGGGTTGGTGCGGCCATGGCCGGCGCGGCGCTGGATTGGCGTCCGTTGGTTTGGGTGACCGGTGACAAGGCGACGGGTAAATCGACGCTGCATAAGCTTATCCAATATCTGATGGGCAATGATGGCATGATCAGTTCGGTCGATGCATCGGCCGCCGGTATACGTCAGGCCGTGGGGCATATGTCTTTGCCCGTGGCGCTGGACGAGCTGGAAGCCGATGAAGACAACCGCAAGGCCAATGATGTGATCAAGATCGCGCGCTATGCCTGTTCAGGCGGGCAGTCTTTGCGCGGTGGTGCCGACCATAAGGGCAGCACGTTCACCTTGATGAATTGTTTTATGTTCAGCTCCATCCTAATCCCGCCGATGTTAAGCCAGGACGTTTCGCGTATGGCGATTTTGCAGCTGGATCGTCTTGAGGACGTGACGCCGCCAACCCTCGAACCCGCTTCGATCAATCAACTCGGATCACGGTTCAGGCGGCGCATGATCGCGCGATGGAAGGATTTCCAGCCCTATCTGGAGGCGTACCGCAAGGCGTTGGCCGATGTAGGGCATAGCGGCCGCAGCGCCGACCAATTTGGCGTTTTGATGGCGTGCCATGATTTATTGTTATTTGACGGCCCGCCGAATGCGGCCATCATCGAGGATGCGGCGCAGCGATTGCGCTATTCGGCCCTGTCCGAGACAGAGGATGATGTCGCCGATTGGGAGCGGTGCGTTTCGCATTTGATGACCTGTTCGCTGGATTTCTTCAGGGATGGCGGCAAACGATCGGTGAGCAGCTGGATCAGGCAGGCGGCGGGGAAAGACCCGGCGCGGCATGACCGCGAGGAAGCCAATAAGGTCTTGAGCGGTTACGGCATGCGCGTGCGCGAGGTTAATATCACCGGCACGCCGTTTATGGTTTTACAGGTGGCCAATGCGCACCAAGGGCTTGCGGCCCTGTTCAGGGAAACACACTGGACGGGCAAGAGCGGCACGTCCGGCGTCTGGGTTCAGTCCCTTCGGCGCGTGCCCTATGCCGAGGCCGGAAAGGCCCCGACCAGTTTTGATGGTGTCATGACGCGTTATACGCAGTTGCCCATCGACAGCATTTTGTCATTTGAAAATCAGGGAGGTGAGACATGTTTGCGCGTCTGATCACCCTGCAACCCGATGGATTTCAAGTACCCGAAGAATGTCAAGGGCATTTCGTGCAGTTTGACGCGGATTGTTTGCGTTTACGGGGTAAGGGCAAGCGTAAGAGGGAGCGTAAGAGGCCAATGCCGCTCTCACATAGGCTTAGCGGCCACGGTTTACGCTCTTACGCTGTTTTACGGTGTATCTCTATATATGTGCGCATATGTGCACATGAGAATAATAGTGTAAATACCGTAAAAGACCGTAAGAGATATAGTTATATTAGTTATTTCAATGGCTTAGGTCTTACGCTTGGTCTTACGCTTGTTTTACGCTTCGCGGCATCCCTTTGTGGCTGCGGGTTTGCGCCTGTAAGAGCAATAAAATATAGGGGTGATATTCATGTCCGATGATATTTTGCCGCCAAACGGGTTGAAAACGGCCGTTGCCGAGGCTCATTCGCCGGACGCTTCGCCGCCTGATGTTTTGGATGGTGATCAGCTGGCTTTGCTTCCTTTGCATAATGCAGGCGCGGAAAATGGCCAGCGGAATGAGGTTGGTTCTGCGGGACGGGGGGCGGGGCGTCCACGCGGTTCCAAGAATAAATCTACTGAAGCATGGACAGACTACTTGCTGTCCCGTCATTCCAGCCCGTTGCAAGCGCTTGCGGAGCTTTATTCGCGGCCGCTGGACGAGTTGTGCCGTGATCTGCTGCGCATGGCCGGCGCGTGCGAAGGTGCGAAGCCGACATGGGCGCAGCTGATCGAGGTATTGAAGATACAGCTGGGCGCGGCGAAAGAACTTGCGCCATATCTGCACCAGAAACAACCAATGGCCATTCAGGGCGGCGAGCATGGCTTTATCAATCTGTTTATCGGCGACATGCACAAGGGCAGCTTGAACGCGTCCGATGCGACCAATTTCGATATAGAAATCCTTGACGTTGAAAGTGAAGAAAATCAATCACTTAGCGATCAGGAAAACCAAGAGTTTGACGCGGAACCGTTTGACGTTTCCGATCAAAGCAGCGGAAACGCTGGGAATATTAACGATAAACCTACTGATTAGAGATCAGTAAGAACGAAAGGAATGACCATGCGAAAATTGATAGGCGGCAAATATGTACCAGTTGAGGTTCTGACGCAAGAGGCCGATGCCGATCAGGCGAATGATGATGGCCTCGATCTGATCGAAGGTGCCGACATCGAGGAAATGGATAAAGATCAGCTGGTTAGTTACTTGCGCGATAGTGGCAAGGTTGCCTTTGCCAACTGGAAGATCGAGACGCTGCGCACCAAAGCGCTGGCCTTGGTGAAGGGATAACCGGCGATGAATTTGCAATGGAACCCACCCGGCCCCGTGTCCGCTGCCTTCATGAATGACATGGAGGCCGTGATGGCATTGATGGGGCCGGTGGGTTCCGGCAAGACATCGACCTGCGTTATGAAGCTGGCGCGCATTGCGACTATGCAGGCTCCATCGCCCGTGGATGGCGTGCGCTATACGAAATGGGCGGTGATCCGTGATACATACCGCAACCTTAATCGCACAACGGTGAAGACGTTCAAAGGATGGTTCCCGAAAGGCGCAGGGCATTGGACGGGCGGCGGTAATGATCCGGCCGCGTTTCACCTGAAGGGCAACCTGCCCGATAAAACCAAGATTGATTTACAGGTCGAATTCATTGCCCTTGGCGATAACTCTATCGAAGACGTGGCGCGAGGCTGGGAAGGCACGGGCATCTGGTTGAACGAGGCCGATCTATTGCCGCCTGATGTGTTCTCGTACATGTATGGCCGCTGCGGACGCTATCCTTCCAAAGCGCATGGCGGCGCAACATGGTATGGCGCAATCTTCGACTATAACGCGCCTGATGTAGACAATTATTGCTATAAATTATTCGAGGAAGTGCAGCCGGGGGGGTACCGATTGTATAAACAGCCGGGGGGGAGAACGTCCACAGCTGAGAACCTTGAAAATTTACCTCTCAATTATTACGAGGGGCAAGTCAACGCCTATATGGCTGATGGCCGCGATGATCTCGTGCGCCGCATGGTTGACAATAATTATGGATATAGCCGCGATGGCAAGCCCGTCTATCCCGAATATCGGGACGATTTTCACTGCGCAGGTAAGGAGTTGCAAGGGGTGGAGGGGTTGCCGATCAAGATATCGTGCGATCAGGGTTTGCATCCGGGCGCGATTTTGCGTCAAACACTTCCCAATGGGCAGCGGATTATATTGGAAGAGTTTTATTGTGACACAGGGGCCAAGGGTCTGGCCGATGACGTCAAGCGCTGCATGGCCGAGCGTTATCCGGGCTTTCGTTTGGTTGGTGGAAAGTGTGATCCTGCCGGTGGGGCAAGGGATCCGAATGATCCGAATGCGGTGGGCAGCTGGCTTGATGCCTTCAATGCACATCTGGGGCTGACGGGCGCGGCGCGCATAACAATGGCGGAAACGAACAAGCCCGATAAATGCACGAGCGCAGCGCGTATTCTTTTTACATCGCTAGTTGATCAGGGCTTGCCGCGTGTGTCGATATCGGCACGGTGCAAGGTTTTGCGCAAGGGCATGAATTCTGCCTATTGCTATAAGAAAAAACGCAATGCGGGGGGGGGGTTCGATGAAAAGCCGGTCAAGACCTTTCCGACCTCGGACGTTTGCAATGCATTCGAATTTGATGCCTTGGATGATGGCGGATACGAGGACGTTATTGGCCGGGCGCGGCGCTCGCAGGCGTTCGGGGCGGGGAAGATGTTTCAGGGAAAGGTCAATGTGAAGATATGAAAAAACAGATCATCAAAGCTTTCCTCGACATGGATTTGCGCGATCAGGATCGCGATGCGCATTCAAATGCGGCCATGCGTGACCAGATTATCTTCCAGATCGAGCATTTTGCTGCTTTTGCCTTGCCGGATCCCGCCGCGCCTTTATTGGTCGGGGGGTTCATTCATAATTTCGGCACGGTAACGGCATGGATGGTCACGGCCAAGGGGTTCGAGCGCGGCGTGCGCACCATATTGCCAATGCAGCGCCAACTTTGTACCTCGATGTATGCCGCTTTTGAAGCACACCGCATGCAAATCGAAGTCGATACGGGATATGCATCGAATGAGCGCTATGCGGAAGCCTTGGGTTTTGAATTTGAGGGTATCCAGAAACGCGCCAGCACCTGCGGCGGGGATTTATCAATTTATGTGTGGCCAGATGAAAGGGGATTATCATGAATGAATTTAACCATATTTTCGAGTTCGAAAGCGATTTCGGGTGTGAGGCATTGTTTCGCCCGCAAGTCGTCAATAAAAAAGTATTTAAAAAGGCGGTGAAGGTCGTCAAAAAGGTGGTGAATTCACCAATCGGCAAAATTGCGATGGCGGCGCTTGCTGTCTATACGGGCGGCGCAGCGCTCGGCGCATGGGGCGCGGCCGGTGCGGCAGGTGCGGGAGCGGGGGCTGCTGGTGCGGCAGGTGCTGGCGCAGCAGCCGCGGGAACCACGGCGGCCGCGACATCCAGCTGGGCAACGGCTGCGGCAGTAGCAAGTAAAGTTTCAACAGGTATTCAGGCTCTTTCCGCAATTAATACATTTACCGGTTCGCAAAAAGAACAGGCCGTTCAGGATTTCGGCCCTCAAATCGCTGCGCAGCGTCGTATGGAAGCACTACAGGCCGAAAATCTCAAAAAACAGGAAGAGGCCACGACGCAACAACGCAATGTCGCCGATCAGCAGGAAACCGAACTATCCGGCGCACTCGCAGCGCAGAAAAACGCGGTCTTGGCGCGCCGCAGAAGCCGCGGCGGTCTCGCATTCTCGGGGCCAACCACGGGCGTTAAAACAACATTAGGAGGGTAATCATCATGGCGAAAAAAGAAAAACCAAAGGCCTATCGGCCAGTCGAAGAAAGCCTTCGCCGCTCAAAAGAAGCATGGGCGCTGAAGGATTTCTGGAAACCAATCATGGAAGAATGTTACGAACTGGCACTGGCGGGGATCAGTCCGTATCAGGGCGATAAAAACAAACCCCGCACCGCGCCGCGGCAATATGACAGCACGGCACCAAACGCGGTGATAAGGCTGGCCAATCGTATCTTGAATGAAATGACGCCGCCTTTCGATGATTGGGCCGATGTTGTGCCGGGGCCGATACTGGAACGCGATCTAAGTAAAAGCCAGCTGGAGGAATTAAAAAAACAGCTGGAAAGCGTTTCCGCCATGACCAATATGATCGTGAACCAACGCGAACAGGTGGGCGCGCGCTATGCTGCCATTCTCGATATGCTGATTTCCTGCATGGGTTGTATGCTCGATCTGGAAGATCCGACCGATGATATCAGTCCGGTGAATACGCAATGCGTTTCACAGGCTGAAGTCGCCATTTTGGAAGACGGCCGCCAGCGGGTTTCCGATATCTGCCGCAAGCGCACAATCAAACTAAGCAAGATAAAAGGCTTATGGCCGGATGCGGTCATTCCCGATGAAATTACGCAAGGCTCCAAAAAAGACAAAGACCCCGATATCGAAGTCATTGAAATCACCTACGCGGTCGAGGGCGGCAAAAAGCAGGGAAGCAATCTTCCTGCTTGGGCGTATGAAGTGCTTTACACCAAAGGCGGCAAAAACGCCGAAATCATGGTGCAGCGCGGTTATAACGAAAACCCGTGGACAATCCTGCGCTGGATGACATTGCCGGGCTGCCCGTATGGGCCTAGCCCCGTGATGTTGGCGCTTGCCGATATCCGCGTCGCCAATAAGATCGTGGAAATGATCCTGCAAAATGCGGCGCTTGCGATCGCGGGCATGTATACCGTGCGTGATGATGGCGTGGTCAATCCCGATAATATCCAGATCACAACGGCGGGGATGATCCCGGTCGGATCAAACGGCGGCGGGGCAGGGCCATCCATCATGCCGCTTGAAACGGGGCGCGGTTTCGAAATCGGCCAGATCGCAATGCAGGATTACCAAACCCGCATTAAGAAATGGCTTTTCGATAACGGCCTGCCCGATGCAACGGGCGCGGTGCGCAGCCCGACCGAGATCATTGAACGCGTTCGCGAAATCACGCAAGACCTCGGCGCTGGCGTTGTGCGCGTGTCCGGCGATCTGGTGGAACATGTGCGGCGTGTGATCAATATCCTGATACGGCGGGGCTTTATCCCGTTTGATATCAATATCGATCAATTCACGTTCAAGGTACAGATCAATTCCCCGCTGGCCAGAACGCCGAATTTGCAAAAAGTGCAAACCGTCGTCCAGTGGTTGGAAATCGCCAAACAAAGCGGCGGCGATCAGGCTTTGATCGTGGTGGCCAAAATGCCGGAGATCCTGACCTGGATCGCTGATCAGATGGGCGTGCCTGCCGATCTGGTTAATACCGAGACCGAACGCGAAAAAGCAATGCAATCCATGGCGGAGGTGCAAGCCGCCCCCGCACTGGCGGCACAAGCCGAAGCGGCAGTCCCCGCATCGGCATAAATTTTAACCCCAAAAGAAAGATAGACTATGAATAATCTAGGAAAACAAACTGCGGCGGGGTTTTTGCCCATGGTGCCAAACGCTGAAGATGCGATGTCTATGATAGCGAAAAGCGTCGGCGGCTGGAACGAAGGCAATAATACGCCCGCTGGCAAGGCTCTGGTCGATAATGGCTCCGATCCCAAGGGGGACATGCTGCGCAATTATGTGCAGGTGTTTTCATCACCGGCGGGGCAAAAGGTGCTGGATGATATCCTCTCGATGTCTCTGCATCGCAGCCCGTATATGAACGGCGAAGGCCATACGCTCGAACAACAAACCGCCTATGGTCTGGAGCGCAAAGGCCAGAACGGACTAGCCATCGCCATCTTGTCGAAAATCGTGGCGGGTAGGGAATTGCCTGCGCCGTCTGCGAAAAAGAAACCACGTAAAAAATAATTCACTGCGTAAACCAATCAAAAAACCAATAAGGGACGTAAACCATGACTGATACTAAAACCGACGCACCGGCCGCAGAGGCCAAAACAGATGATGCCGCCGCCGCTGCCGCCGCTGTGCCAGAAAAAGCCGAAAAGCCCGCCGAGGATACGGCCAATGCCGATGAAAAACCAGCCGAGGGTGATCCGGCCGGCGGTGAAAAGAAAGAAGAGGGCGGCGAGGGCGATCCCGTGGCCGCTTATAAACCCGATGGCCTCGGCGATCACCTGACGGGCGCCAGCGATCAGGAAACAATCGACAGGCTTTTCAAGGCCTATAAAGGCGCGCGTGACGAGCTGGCGAACAAGAAGGGCATTCCCGAAAAATTCGAAGATTACACTGTCGAGCTATCCAAGGAAGAGGAAGAAAAATTCCTGACCAAAAACGAGGATGGTGTCGATCCTATATTCGAGCTGATGAAAAAAACGGCCTATGAACACAGCATCCCTCAAGCGGCCACAAAAGAGTTTTTCGCCAAATTCGCGGAAAGCCTGTTTTCACAAGTCGAGGAAGCCGGCGCGGCACAAGCCGAAAATGAAGACCAGGGCATCAAAGCCGATTTTGACTTTAAAACCTATGGCGGCGCGGACAAAGCCAAGCCCGTCGCCGAAGCGGCCAATGCCTGGGTGGATGGTTTGAAAACGCAGGGTAAGATCGATGATGATGCCGCCTTTGAATTGAAATTGTTGGCCACGCATGCGGGCGGGCTGAAGGCGCTGGAAGCATTACGCGTGGCATCGGGCGAAAAACCGATCCCCGTGAATATGTCGGGTGATGGCGGTACGGGCGGCGGCGCACTGACCGAGGCGCAATTGCATGAAAAAATGCGCGATCCTAAATATTGGAAAGACAAAGACCCTGACTTTATCAAAGAGGTGACTGACGGTTTTAAACAGCTTTATGCCGAAGCATCATAAATCAGTTTGACTTTTTCACCGAAGTCTGAAATCTTAGTGGAAGGGCTTTTCTGCCCTTCCTATTTTCCGCACCGGTCATTTTACTAAGTGATACGCCGGACAGTTTGAAAGGATCTGTAAACCTTTCCGCTCCAGAGTGGCGACATACTCAGGGAATGGACCCGCGAAAGCGGCGGCACCTGCCAGGCAAAAGCCTGATGTAAGCCCGCTCTATTCAAGGCACTCGGCCCGATTGCAATCAAACAATCAACCGTAACCTTTTGAATGGAGCATATTCATGTCTACATCTCTCGATCAGGCGTTTATTAAACAATTTGAACGCGAAGTCCACGAAGCCTATCAACGCCAAGGCTCAAAACTGCGCGGCACAGTGCGCACTATTACCAATGTCAATGGCTCTACCGCCGTTTTCCAAAAAGTCGGTAAAGGTACTGCCGGAACAAAATCAACACATGGCATGGTGCCGGTGATGAATTTGTCGCATAGCAATATCGAAGTTACTTTAGCGGATTATTACGCCGGCGATTGGGTTGATAAACTCGATGAATTGAAAATCAACATTGACGAGCGTCAAGTGATTGCCAATGCCGGTGCGTATGCAATGGGCCGTAAGACCGACCAGCTTATTATTAACGCGCTGGACGAACAATCAGACAGCGGGCAGATCATTACCGATGACAACACCGGTCTTACTTTGGCAAAAATCATGGGCGCCTTTGAAATCCACGGTAATAACGATGTGCCAGAAGATGGGCAGCGCATGGCAGTTGTTGGTTGGAAGCAGTGGACTGAACTCATGCAGATTGATGAATTCAAAGACGCCGATTATGTCGGGGCCGATCAGCTGCCATTCACGCAAATGACGCAAGCCAAAAACTGGCTTGGCACAATGTGGATGCCGCATTCGGGTCTTCCAAGAGACGGCAATGATATCCGCCGATGCTATTGGTTCCACAAAATGGCCGTGGGTCATGCTATCGCCGCTGATGTGTCCACCGATATCACCTGGCATGGTGACCGTGCATCCCACTTTATCAACAACATGATGTCACAAGGCGCGGGCCTGATTGACGAGCTTGGTGTTGTTGAAATCCAGTGTGACGAAACACCTGACTAAATCAGTCCTGATCCGGCGGTTCATCGCCGGATCTACCCTTTCAATTCAATATAAGGAATTATAAAAATGGCTACACCTACACCTTCCGCATCTAAATACGGTTTTAAAACCGAAATTACAAAGGGCGCAGTTAGCGGCAGCGGCGGCGCTTTGTCCTCTCACTATTACGTTTCCAATAACACGAAAGCGCAGATCGAAACGGCCGGATATTTCAATCCGGTGCATGCTCTGTACGAACTAAAAGTTGGTGATGATATCCATGTATGCGGCGATATCGACGGCACGCCGTTTATCTCGCAATATGTTGTTGCAGCAACGCCTGAAGGCGGCGACGTAACAATCACCGAAATGGCGGCCGTCACGCAAAACGTGCTTCAGGAAATCTCTGCACAGAAAATCTCGACCAAAGCAAGTGACGCTGAAGTGTTTCGCTTTGTGCCGAGTTTTGACGGGACAATCACCAAGGCTTATTCGGTATTGAATGCGGCCCTGGCGACAGGCGATGCAACCGTGACGCTGGCCATTAACGGCACAGGCGTCACCAGCGGCGTTATCACGGCAACACAATCCGGCTCTGCTGCCGGTAATGTGGACGTGGCGACGCCTAGTGCGGCGAATGCGTTTTCTGCCGGTGATGTTATCACGGCCACAGTTGGCGGTGCCTCTACAGCGACAGCAACGGCCAATCTGACTTTACAGCTTACTCCGTCCTAAGCTCTCTACCCACCTTCCGGCGGCGGGATCCGTCTTTGTGAATTCTCACAATCGCCCGCCGCCTCCTTTTTTAACTTTCAGGCATTTTCATGACAGTAAGCGGCTATGATGATCTAGGAGTTGTAAATCTCGCGGCCCCGCGCGTTGGTTGGCGTGAGATTAACAGTATTGCAGACCCCAGCACCGATAAGGAATATGCCTGCGCAGCGCTTTTCCCGATTACGCTCGATGCGCTTTTATCAAAACATGATTGGAAATTCGCCAACCCTACGTCCGAGCTGGCCGTCGATGCCGATGCGCCGTCCGTTGGCGGTTATCTTTACGCCTATACATTGCCGTCCGATCTGATAGCGGGGCCGTTTGCGGTTTATACCGCCGCGAATCTGAAACGGCCGATCTCGGATTATACCCACGCCAATGATTACATATACAGCAACGAAACCAGCTGCGTTATCAAATACCGCGCGCGCCCGGACGTGGGCAAAATGCCGGCCTATTTTGTTGATCTGCTGGCCGTTGTCTTCGCGGCGCGCCTGGCAA